TTGTAGATGATCCTGTTGCATCTCAAGATGCACAAACAGTAGATTCAGATGATGAGCTAGATAAATATACTAAGAATGTTAGTAAAAGAATTAACAATCTTAATAAAAGAAACAAAGAAGCTGAAGATAGAGCGCAAGTTGCTGAAAGATTGTTAGCGCAAAAAGATGCTGAAAATAAAGCATTGCTTAATCAAACACAGCAACTTTCTAGCAATATATTGGTTGCAGAAGAACAATCAATACAGGCAAAAGAGCAACAAGCTGATGAACTGTATAAGAAAGCAGTAGAAGCTAATGATGCTGAGTTGATGTCTAAAGCAGATACATTAAAAAGCGATTTGTCTATACAGAAAGAAAAGTTAAGAATTGCAAAGAATAGACAAGAAACAGCACCTGTTCAACAACAACAGCCTGTTCAACAACAACAGCCAGTTCAACAACAACCTGTTGAGCCAACAGCGCAAGCTCTGGCTTGGTCAAAGCAAAACTCTTGGTATGGCGACCAAAGCGACCCAACTAACACAGAAGCTACGCAATATGCGTATTTTCAACATTTTAATCTGGTGAATGAAGGATTTGAAGCAGATTCAAATGAATATTATGATGAATTAAATCAAAGAGTTTTTAAGGTTTATCCAGATTTGGGTAATACCTCAAAAAGTGCTGAAAAAAATGATGCTAAACCCACTGTGCAAAGAGTTGCATCTACTTCTGTAGGAAGTCGGCAGAAAACACAAGCAAAAAAGAATGGCGTAACTTTCTCCAAATCTGAAATGAAACGCCTACAAGGACTCAAACCACACAACATGAAAGAGGAAGAATGGTTAAAAAGAGTCGCTAAAGAGAAACAAAAAATCTCACAAAGAGAGGTAGGTTAATATGTCAGGTTTAGAAGATTTAGCTAAAACCAGTCGTGAATCCGAGTCACACGATAAACAAGCTCGTAGAAAACCATGGGAGCCAGTTAAAAAACTCGATACTCCCCCAGCACCTGAAGGATATGAATACAGGTGGATAAGGGAGTCAACTCTTGGTGTTGAAGATGCTAATAACATTAGTTATAGATTGCGTGAAGGTTGGGAATTTGTACAAGGTTCTGAACTTCCAGCAGATTGGCAACTTCCCACACTTGGAAGCGATAGAGGAAGATTAGCTGGCGTTGTATCAAACGAAGGGTTGGTCTTGGCGAAAATGCCACTAGAAACTGTTCAAGAAAGACGAGATTATTTTGAGAAAATGAACGAAAAAAATAATCAAGCATTGGATAACACTATGTTCAATGATAGTCAGAAGGACAATCGCTATGTGAAATATGATTCCAAGCGCAACTCTCAGGTTACTTTTGGTAAGAAAAAAAGTAGCTGATAACACAGGAGTAAAACAAAATGGCGAATAAAGACGCTGCTTTTGGTTGTAGACCTGTTCGTATGATGGGCGGTGCGCCCTATTCTGGCGGTCAAAGTCGCTATAGAATAGCAAGTGGAGCTACGACTCCGATATACCAAGGCGATTTAGTTACGCAACTAACGGCTGGTGTACTCGGTAGACATGCTGCTTCAGGCACAGTACCCATAGTAGGAGTTTTTAATGGTGTTCAATACACTGATCCTACTTCTGGCGAACAAGTGTACAAAAACTATTATCCGGGCAGCATTGCTGCTAGTGATATAATAGCTAACATAGTTGATGACCCGAATGTTGTTTTTGAAGTTCAAGCTGATGCTGCTCTGCCAGTAGCTGACTTGTTTGGAAATTTCGATATTGTGGATGCAACAGATGTTGGTGATGAATATTCTGGGAGATCAAATACTGAGCTTGATGTAACGACTGGTGCGACAACTGCCACGTTACCTCTCAAAGCTATAGATATTTCTCAGGACCCTTTAAACTCAGATGTCGGATCGGCTAACACCAATGTTCTATGTGTGATTCAAAACCACATATGCGGACAGAAAGGTGCTGGTCTAGCTTAGGAGAATATTATGGCGATAAGTAGAGCGCAATTAGCTGCTGAGCTAGAACCCGGCTTAAACAGCCTGTTTGGTATGGAATATGACCAACATGGCAAAGAGTATGCAGAAATTTTTTCAATGGAAGATTCATCGAAAGCCTTTGAAGAAGAAGTTCTCATAGTCGGTTTTGGCGCAGCACCAGATAAAGCAGAAGGTCAAGGCGTAGTTTTTGATAACGCAAACGAAAGTTACACAGCTCGTTATTCACACGATACTGTGGCACTTGCTTTTGCACTTACTGAGGAAGCGATAGAAGATAATCTATACGACTCACTCGGCAAGCGTTATACAAAAGCATTAGCTCGTTCAATGGGTCACTCGAAAGAAGTGAAAGCCGCAAACGTGTTAAACAACGCTTTTTCTAGCAGTTATACAGGTGGAGATGGCGTTAGCTTGATTAACACATCACACCCATTAGCTGGTGGTGGCACTGATGCTAATAGAGCAAGTTCAATGGCTGATCTTAACGAAACATCGTTAGAAGCAGCACTCGTTGATCTAGCAACTTTCACAGATGACAGAGGACTTAACATATCTGTAATGGCGAATAAACTCATTATTCCACCACAGCTCAATTTTGTAGCTGACAGATTGTTAGCAAGTGCTGGTCGTACTGGAACCGCAGACAATGACATCAACGCAGTCAAAAACACTGGTATGGTACCGGGTGGTTACGTTGTTAATCATCATCTAACAGATACTGATGCGTGGTTCCTCACGACTTCAGTAACTGACTCAGGTGAAGGTCTGAAAGGTTTTCAAAGAACTGCTATGTCAACTAGCATGGAACCTGATTTCGCAACAGGCAATATCCGCTATAAGGCTCGCGAGAGATATTCTTTCGGTTGGAGCAACTGGCGTGGTATTTACGGAAGTCAGGGAGCGTAAAAACCTCTATAAATCAAAGGTTTACATAACTTTGTTAGATTAACAGCTTAACTGTTATAGAAAGGGTGCGAAAGCACCCTTTTTTTATGCCTAAAATAAATGTAAATTAATTGTATAAATAGTTGTAAATATTTGTACTTTTGATACTATATGTATGTGGAAACAATAATTAAAAACAAAAAGGGGAAAAAATGAGTAGAAAAGCAAGCATGAGTGAGTCAAACTTAATTGACAAAATCGAAAAAGAGTTTCCAGAATCTAAACCAACTCCAGCATCACATTTTGCTGATGGTTATGAAGGTATCTGGTTCAGAGGTAGCGAAGATGTTGTAGATGATGTGGCAATCTTTGACTACTGGAATGAGATGGCAGTACATCCTAAGTTGAGCGAGATATTGATGAATGCTGGTTGGTACTCAGAGCCATACGATGCTGGAACTTTGATGGCTTTTAAGGAATGGTAATGGAAGATAAAATGACACATGGTGAGAGAAGAATCAAAACCATGCAATACAAACATCTTGAGGGTAATCAAAAAGAATCTCTTAGAGTGTTGGGTTTTAGTTACTATACTCCATCGTGGAGAAAAAGTAATTTGACTCCAAGAGAGGAAATGCAAGCCATACTCAATGTTTATCCAAGATTCAAACTTGTTAAGGAGTATTGGGATTTTGTTGATGTAGCATTTGATAATGGTTTTGAGTGTGGTCGTGGCAGTGTTACTAATACAAACTTTGGTAGAGGTCGCATTATCTATCTAATTCACCCAAAGACTGGTTGCGCCTTGAGTTTGCACATTCAAGATATGATTGAAAAAAGAGCAAAGAAACTAACCATCAAATTCTATGATGAAAATACAGATTGTGGTGGCTTTACTTGGGGGCAATCAAAAATATTTTACAGCATTGAGCGTTTGTCTGGGTTTATAAAGGAAAAAAACAATGGAAGATAAAACTTTTAAATTACCTTTACAGTTTGGAGAAGAAATCGCCCTACCTGATGGGCGATTTGTTTCTACTGCTATTATTGAAAAAGATAACCAAGACTTTTGGGCGATTTACAGAGCAAGAAAAACAGAACTTAAAAAAGCTGGTATTTTTATCTTCAAAGAAAATGAGCAATGGGTTTGCAAACGATATAGAAATGATAATCAAAAGATTGAAGAATCTATGGCTATTTCTAGTGAAATTAAAATAAAAGCACCAAAAGGCTTGGATTACTACCCATACCAGAAAGCTGGCATAGAATATATATCAAAAAAACCATCAGCTTTAATAGCTGACGAAATGGGATTAGGTAAAACAATTCAAGCTATTGGTTTGATGAACTCAGTCGAATTACCAACAGTGCTTATAGTTGTACCAGCTTCAGTCAAAATTAACTGGGGTATTGAGTGTAAAACTTGGTTGGTTAAAAATCGTGACATAAAAACCATAGAAAATGGCAAAGATGAGTTTCCTGTAAATCCTGATATTGTAATTATAAATTATGATTTGCTTACAAAATTTAAAGACGAGATTCTCACAAGAACTTGGAGCTATGTAATTTTCGATGAGTGTCATTATTTGAAAAACCCTAAAACTGCTAGGTCAAAAGTTGCTTTAAAAATAAAAGCTGACAGAAAAGTTGCCTTAACTGGTACACCAATACCAAATAAACCTATTGAATTACAGCCAATAGCTGGTTATTTAAGTCCAAATGTATTTGGCAATTTCTTTAAATACGCATATAAATTCTGTGGCGCACATAAAATTAACATTGGTCGTAAGACTGTTTGGAATTTTGATGGTGCAACTAATCTTGATGAATTACAAAAAAGACTTAGATCAACCATAATGCTCAGAAGAAA